AGATGCGTACTGCTGGCTGCTCTGCTTGTCGCAGGCTGCGCGCCGGTAGAGCGGGTGAAGGCCCCAGCCAACCACACGACAATTTACCGCTACACCTCTCACGCCTGTGAGTCGCCTCTGAAGCCAAACACCAAGGCCGATGACGTCGAACTGCGCAAAATGACAAAGAGCCGTGACGACTGGAAGCGCTACGCCGAAAGCCTTGAACTGCTCACACCAAAGGATGCCGACCGTGCGCCTCATCCCTGAGTGGCGGAAGGCCTGGCGGTTTGCCAGCGTGCAGGCTCTGTTCCTGCTCCAGTTCCTGCCTGACGCAGTGCAGTTGTTCATGCACTACGACCCGACCACCACTGACCTAATCATCTACCGCACTGCATTGGTGATCGCACTGGTTGCCCGCATGGTCTACCAGCCGAAAGCGAGAGACGCCGATGCCTAACCGCAATCAGAAGGTCGGTGGTGCGCTCGTTGGCGCTGCCTTGGCCGCGGCCATTGCACTGGTTGCGCCGTGGGAGGGAAAGTCGAACAGGACATACCTCGACATCGTTGATATCCCGACCATCTGCTACGGCCACGCCGGCTCAGATGTGAGATTAGGCCAGACGCTGACCGACGAGCAGTGCAACAAGTTGCTCGGCGCCGACCTGCAGGAGGCGAACAACGCCGTTTCGCGATGCATCAAGGTTCCGCTGAAGGATAACGAGCGCGCCGCCTTCGTCAGCTTCACCTACAACCTGGGCGCCGGAGCTTTCTGCAATTCCACGCTGGCCGCCAAGGTGAACGCTGGCGACATCGCTGGCGGTTGCCGTGAGATGGACAAGTGGGTCAATGCAGGTGGTAAGCGTGTTCAAGGCCTGGTCAATCGTCGGGCTGCCGAGCGTAATGTCTGCCTCGGCGGGGCGCAATGAACTGGCTGATCGCCGCCGTCGCTGCGCTGGCGGTTTTGCTGGGGATACAGACCGTACGCCTCAGCGATTCGAAAAGCGCCCACGCCCTTTACGTCGCCCAGATCGAGAGCGACGCAAGGGAGGCGAGCGATAGAGCCCGGCAAGAAGAGCAGATACGCCAACAGACTATTGATCAGGTGCGTAACGATGCAGCCAATCAGAAAGCACAAGACGACGCTCATGCTGCTGAGCTTGCTGCTACTGGTGACAGCCTGCGCGAGCAACAAGCAAAGCTGCTCGCCGACCGCGCCACCCTCAATTCCCGCCTTGCCGCAAGAGGCAAGACAATCAACGACCTTACCGATCTGCTCGCCCAGTTGCGCACAGAAGCTGACAACCATGCGGGCGAACTGGCAACGGCGCTTGACGCAAGTCGTCGGGCCGGATTCGCCTGTGAACGATCGTACGACGCACTGAGAGATTCGAAATGACTAAATATCAAGTTCAGGTTTGCGGGGCGCTCCATACCGTTGAGGCTGATACCGTAGATTTTCTACATGGCTGCTTGTGGTTCGGCAGCGACAAATCAACAGTGGCGATGTTTACCTCCTTCGACTGGCTCAAGGTTGTGCCCGAAGAAGAGAAGCCGACAGAGGAAGACGCCTCATCGACTGAAACCCCAGAGTTGTCGGGTGAGTAATGACAGACAAGCTGTCACCTGACTGGGAGCGCATCGAGCACCTGTATCGGGCTGGCCTGCTTTCGGTCCGTGAGATTGCCGCCAGTTGTGGTGTGTCTCACGTCGCAATCCACAAGCGCGCCAAGCGTGATGGATGGGTACGAGACCTGTCAGCAAAGATCCAGGCCAAGGCCGATGCACTGGTTAACAGTGAGCTGGTTAACAGGGAGGTTACCAAAGAAACACTGGTAACCGAGCGCGGCATTGTCGAGGCAAATGCCCAGGTCATTGCGAACATCCGTATTGGTCACCGCACCGACATTGCCCGATACCGACGCCTTGCCAACAAGTTGCTGGAAGAGCTTGAAGACCTGACCGACAACCGTCAGCTGTTCGAGGAGCTCGGTGAAATCCTGCACAACCCGGAAGACACCAGGTTGAGCGATGCGTACCACAAGGTCATTGCCTTGCCATCCCGCACCAAAACGCTCAAGGAATTGGGCGAGACCCTGAAGAATCTGATCACGCTTGAGCGCCAGGCATACGATGTCGGCGCTGAGCAACCGAATGACGACCGCAGCAAACTGACGGAAGAAGAACTTGATCGCCGAATCGCCAAGCTCTCAGGTCAGCAAGGCTGAGAAACTTGAGCTGCTGGCGCTGCTGGAAGAGAAAGCGCGTCGGGATGCTCAAAGGCGCCATCTGCTCCAGTTCGAAACCTTGTACGAGTGGCAACGCAAGTTCGTAAAGGCCACCGCTGACAACACGTCGTGCATGCTCATGGCGGCAAACCGGGTGGGCAAGACGCGCACAGGGTTGACGATCGATGCAATGCATCTGCTGGGTGACTACCCGGATGACTGGGAAGGTCACAGGTTCGATCATGCGCCGATGTGCTGGCTGCTTGGCTTCTCGATGGAGAAGACGCGCGACCTGCTCCAGACGCCATTGTTCGGAACATTGGAAGGTGGCAAGTGGACTGGCGGCCTGATCCCTGCAGATCGAATCGTCGCTCACCTGTCAGCCACAGGCACATCGGGCGCCATGCGTCAGATCACGGTCAGGCACAAGACTGGCAGCATCGCAACGGTGCAGTTCTGGTCATACAGCCAGGGCCAGCACGCAATCATGGGCGACAGCGTCGACTGGTATCACATCGACGAAGAGCCACGCGACAACGCGATTTACCCTCAGGTGCTGACACGTACGGCGACTGGCGACAACGGCAAGGGCGGTCGAGGCATCCTGACGTTCACCCCTGAGAACGGGCGAACAGAGTTGGTGGTTCAGTTCATGGACTGCCCAGCCGAGGGCCAATACATCCAGCGCGCCACCTGGGCAGATGCGCCTCACTTGACCGCTGACACCCAGCGCAAGTTGCTGGGCATGTACCCAGAGTGGCAGCGCGACATGCGTTCCAAGGGGATGCCATTGCTCGGTACCGGCCTGATATTTGACTTCGGCGACGACGAGATCAAATGCCAACCGTTCCCATGCCCCGACCACTACTGGGTCATCAACGGCATGGACTTCGGTTGGGATCACCCACAGGCACACGTACAGATCTGGATCGACATGGAGTCGGACACGATCTACCTGGCGCAGGCGTGGAAGAAGTCGAAGGTCACGCCATCAACGGTGTGGGGAACAGTCAAGTCATGGGCCAATCATGTGCCAACTGCGTGGCCGTCAGACGGTCTGCAATCCGAGAAATCATCAGGTGAGCAACAGAAGAAGGCCTACGTCGATGCAGGCTGGAACATGTTGCCGACTCACGCAACGTGGGCTGATGGCGGCGTAGGTGTCGAGATCGGCCTCGTTGAACTGTACGAGCGCATGACTACCGGCCGCTTCAAGGTGTTCAGCCACCTGACAGACTTCTTCGACGAGAAGATGAGTTACCACCGGGACGAGAACGGGAAGATCGTCAAGATCAACGACGACGTCCTGTCTGCAACCCGGTACGCCTACATGATGCGGCGCTTCGCCCGTCAGCGGTTCCAGTGCAAGCCCGTCGAGCACGGCACGCACCAATCCGATTACGACCCATTCAATTCATAGGAGGCGGCCATGTGCGGCGGCGCAATCAAGAAAGTGGCGAGCGTGGCAACGCTAGGTCTGTCCGACTCGATCCTGTCGACTGGTGAGGCGGTGAAGGCTCCAGACGCAGTGGCAATGCCCACGCCTGTAGCTGACGTATCGGCCGAATCCACAGCGGCACGTGAGGATGAGAAACGCCGTCGTGCTGCCGCTGCCGGCCTGTCCAGCACCATCCTCGGCGGCTCTACCGCTGGCACTACCACGGCTAACAAGTCGCTTCTGGGGCAGTGATATGACAGATCAGGAACTTCTTACTCTATGCGCCGAGGTGGCTGCAATTCAGAAGCAGTCGAACGAGGCAATCGAAAAGCTCGACAGGGCCGACAAGGCTTTCAAAGAGGCCAAGCGAGTCGAGATCGAGCTTGATTCGCAGCTGAAAGAAATGCATGGGAAACTCATTAAAGCCCTAGGGGCCAGGTTCTGACCATGGAAGAGACACCACGCCAGCGCGCCGACAAGCGTCTTGCGATGCTCAAGAACGAGCGTCAGCCATGGGAAATCACATGGAAAGACCTGTCCGACTACGTGCTGCCCATGCGTTCGAAGTTCCTGTACGACGGCAAACCCCAGGGTGATCGCCGCAGCCGCAAGATCATCAACAGCACAGGGACCAAAGCGAGCCGCACGCAGTCCGCCGGCATGGTGTCAGGCATCACCTCCCCGGCACGTCCGTGGTTCCAGCTGAGCACCCAGTCAACTGCCGCAATGGAATACGGGCCTATCAAGGCCTGGCTGTACGAAGTCACCCAACGGATGCGCGACAAGTTCCTCAAGTCCAACCTTTACAGCTCCTTGCCTGTTCTCTACTCGGAGATGGGCACGTTCGGTATCGGCGCCATGTCGATCGAGGAAGACGACAAAGAGGTGTTCCGCTTCGAAGCCTTCACCGTCGGCCAGTATTACGTGGCGAACGGCGCGCGCGGCACGGTGGACACGTTCTACCGAGAATTCAAGATGACAGTCGGCCAGCTGGTCGAGAAGTTTGGTAAGGACAAGTGCTCGGTGCGAGTGCAGAGCGAGTGGGAAGCCAATCGCCGTGATTCATGGGTTGACTGCCGCCAGGCTATTGAGCCCAACCGCTACCGCGAAGACGGCAAGATCGACAGCAAGAACCTGCCGTTCTCGTCGATCACCTATGAAGTTGCCTGCGAAGACCCGAAGAAGCTGCTGGAACAGAAGGGCTTCCACGAATTCCCGATTGTCGCAGTGCGCTGGGATCTGCTGCCAGAGGATGCTTACGGCACCGGCCCCGGCCATATTGCGCTGCCGGACATCAAGGCGCTGCAGCTTTACGAGAAGCGCTCTGCTCAGCTGGTTGATCGCGGGTCTGATCCGGCCCTGCAAGCCCCTTCGTCTCTGCGCGGACAGCCAAGCTCGATGGTTCCGGGCGGCATCACTTACGTGGACCAGGTTGGCGGCCAGAACCAGATCGCACCGATTTACGAACCTAATGCAGGCTGGCTCAACCCGCTGGCACAGAAGATTCAGGCGCTTGAGTACTCGATCAAGGAAGCCTACTTCGCTGACCTGTTCCTGATGATCAGCCAGCTCGACACCGTGCGTACCGCGACTGAGATCGCCGAGCGCAAGGAAGAGAAGATGCTGATGCTCGGCCCGGTGCTCGAGCACATCAACGATGAGGGCCTTGATCCGCTGATCGACCGCTGCTTCAACATCATGCTTCGTCAGTCGATCCCGATCTGGCAGGGCATCGTGGACGGCGAACCGATGCTTCCACCCCCACCTGAAGAACTGGAGAACCTTGAACTCAAGGTCGAATACGTCTCGATCCTTGCTCAGGCGCAGAAAGCGTTGGGCGTGGCCGGGTTGGAACGCTTCTCGGCATTCGTCGGCAACCTGGCTGGCGTTGATCCAACCGCGCTCGACAAGTTCGACGTAGACCAGACCATCGACGAATACGCCACTGCGACCGGCGTTGTGCCGACCGTGGTCCGTGGCGACGAGCAGGTGGCGCAGATCCGCGAACAGCGTGCTCAGCAACAACAGGCCGCGCAGGCGCAACAACTCCTCGGCGCAGGTATTCAGGGCGCCAAACTCCTTTCCGAAACCGAAGTCACGCCGAACAACGCGCTCGGCCAAATAGTCGGGGCCTAAATGTTTGATGACGACGACATCCAGGAACAACTGGAGCTGAAGGCGCGCCTGCAACAAAAGCGCCTCGATGACGATTTCCTCTGGCTGATGGAATCCCAGAGAGGTCGCCGCATCGTCTGGGCACAGATGTGCACCGCAAAGATATTCGGCACCACCTTCGACACCCACGGCGGGCGAATGAGCCTGAACGAGGGCATGCGCCAGCACGGTTTGTACCTGCTGGGCGAAATCAACCGGCTGTGCCCGGAGATGTACCCGGTCATGGTCCGCGAAAACTCACCGCAACAGGAGAAACAGAACGATGACTGATGCAGCCACTGCGCCCGCCACCACTCCAGCAAGCGACGCACCGAACGCACCGTCAGAGCCTGTAGCTGCGCCACCAGCCCAAGAGCCTGCACCCGCAGCAACTCCCGCCGCTGAGCCAGCAGCAACAGACAAACCCGCCGCTGACAAGCCGCAAGGCGCCCCTGAGAAGTACGAGTTCAAGTATCCAGAAGGCTACCAGGTCGACGAGGCATCGCTCGGTGAGTATTCCACCGCCTTCAAGGAGTTGGGACTGACCAACGAGCAAGCGCAGCGTCTGGTGGACATGGATGCCAAGCGCTCGGCGTCTTCCTCTGAGGCGGCTATCGCAGCTCAGAAGCAGCAGGTTGAAACGTGGGTCGGTGAGCTGAAAAGCGACCCGGAGTTCGGCGGCGCCAAGTTCGAAGCGAACGTCGGTATCGCGAACAAAGCACTGGCTGCATTCGGCTCGCCAGAGTTGACGCAGTTCTTCAAGGAGACCGGGCTGGGTAATCACCCACTGCTGGTCAAGGCCTTCCACAAAGCCGGCACCCAACTGGGCGAAGGGTCGATCCACAAGACGACCAGCGACCAGCCTGCCGAGCGTTCCATTGCGGAACGCATGTACCCCAATTACCCAAATTAAGGAGCGCCGCTCATGGCCACCATTGGTAACACTGTACCGACGCTGCTCGATGTAGCGAAACGCATGAACCCTGACGGCGGCGGCATCATGCCGATTGCTGAGTTGCTGACTCAGGAAAACGAAATGCTGCTGGATATGCCTTTTTACGAAGGCAACCTGCCTACCGGTTCGCGCATCACCACTCGCACCGGTTTGCCGACCGTGATCTACCGCAAGCTTAACAGCGGTGTTCCACCAAGCAAATCGACCACTGCGCAAGTGGATGAAGCCTGCGGAATCATGGAAGGCCGCGGTCAGGTCGACGTCGATCTGGCTGAGCTCAACGGCAACACCGCAGCCTTCCGCCTTTCTGAATCGTCGTCCTTCATGGAGTCCATGAACCAGACCATGCAGGTGGGCGCAATCTACGGCAACCAGGAAATCGTTCCTGAGTCGTTTACGGGCCTGGCTCCTCGGTTCAACACCGTAAACACCGCAAACGCCCAGACCGCCAACAACGTCATCGACGCCGGCGGTACTGGTTCCACCAATACCTCGATTTGGCTGATCGGTTGGGGCGAGAAAACCGTGCACGGCATCTACCCGAAAGGGTCGAAGGCTGGCCTGGTGCATAAAGACCTGGGTGAAGGTGACGCCTTCGATGTCAACGGCAACCGTTTCCGCGCACTGATGGACCAGTACCAGTGGAAAGCTGGTATCGCGGTCAAGGACTGGAGATATATCGTTCGCATCGCGAACATCGATGTGTCCGCGCTGACCAAGAACGCAGCAACCGGTGGAGACATCATCGACCTGATGACCCAGGCACTGGAGCTGATCCAAAGCCTCACCGGCGTGACTCCGGTTTTCTATGTATCGCGCCGCGTTCGCTCCTTCCTCCGCCGCCAGACCGTGAATAAGGTGGCCGCAGGCACGCTGAGCTACGACAACGTGGCAGGCAAACCCGCGCTGATGTTCGGCGAAGTGCCAGTGCGTCGTGTCGATGCAATCCTCAACACCGAAGCCCGAGTGGTTTAAGGAGACTCACCATGTACGTTGATAAACAGGCGGAGTTTTCCGACAGCCAGGTGGTCACCGCGACCGCCATCTCGACCAACGTTTACGACCTGTTCCCGGTCGGCAACTCGGTCAACAGTAACGCCCAGCGCGATATCGGCGTGGGCGAGGACGTCTATCTGGTTGTTCAGGTCGACACCACCGCCACTGCGGCAGGTGCCGCGACTGTCCAGGTCACCCTGGAGTCGTCCACCACTGCGGACATCGCCACTGCCCCGACGGTCCACTTCGCATCCCCGGTCTACGCCTTGGCGGCGCTGACCGGCGGCAAGACGCTCATGGCGTTCAAGCTGCCGGCCGACGCCTACAAGCGTTACATCGGCGTGCGCTACACCGTAGGCACCGGCCCGCTGACTGCTGGCTCGTTCTCCGCGTTCTTCGCGAAGGATGTTCAGGCATTCCGCGCGTACACCAAAGGCTACAACTTCTGAGGGTTGAGTGATGGCTAAGAAAAAAGAAGCTGGCCCGCGCAAGTATGAAGTGTTGGAGCCCAGCTACATCGACGACCGCATCTACCAGGCGGGCGAGCATGTCGAGTACGAAGGTCGGCCGGGGCCTAACCTGCGTTTGCTGGAAGGCCAAGAGGCTTACGAAGATCCTGACGCTGAGCCGGACACTAAAGCGGTCGATCTTGACGTGCGGGAGAAGGAGCTGAATCTGCGCGAGGATGAGATCGCCAAGCGAGAAAAGGATGTCGATGCCCGGGAGCAGCAACTTGATCAGATGATCGAAGATGCTGACGGTCGTGCAAAATACCTCGATGCCCGGGAGCAGTCCGCTGTAACTAAAGCTTCCGAGCTGGACGCCCGCGAGAAGGATGTTGCGGCCAAGGAAGCTGCACTGGTCGACAAGGCCAAGAAGTAACGCAACCCGTAACACATAGGGGCCTTCGGGCCCCTTTCTTTTTGCCCGAGGGTTCTCATGCCAAGTGTCGTTGAAATCTGCAACATGGCCTTGTCGCGCATCGGCAATGGTCAGCGCATCGACAGCTTGACCGAGCGCAGCAAGCAGGCTGAAGAGTGTTCGCTGTTCTTCGACCAGACTCGCGATTGGGTTCTTCGCGACAGACCGTGGGCCTTTGCGACCAAGTTCGTCAGCCTGGCCGAGGTCGCCACCAATCCAGACCCAATCTACCCCTACAGTTATGCGTTCCCGACCGACTGCCTGTATGCGCGGAAGATCGTGAACCAGGTATTTCCTGTCGATTACTGGCCGTTTGCTGGTAATGACGTATGCATCCCGCAACTGCAACCTATCCCGTTTCGAGTGATTCAGGGCGAATCCACCCGCCTTATCGCCACTTCGGTGACTCCGGCGACCCTCGAATACACCGTTCGCATTCAAGATCCCGGCTTCTTTGATCCCATCTTTGTGTCCGCGCTTGCCTACAAGCTCGGCGTCGAGATCGCACCTGCACTGGCGAAAGACCCAGGCGTCGCTGATCGTCTGGAAGCTGCCTATCGTGGTGTAGTGGATGCAGCCTTCGCGCAGAGCATGAACGAGGGTCAAGGTCAGCAGATGCCTGAGTCGGTATTCATCACCGGGCGCGAAAGCCGATGAGCGAAAGCATCCAGCCATCCTTCAGCTCGGGCGAACTGGCCCCTGCCACCTATGCCCGCGTCGACCTGAACCGCTATTTCACCGGGCTCAGAACGTGCCGAAATTTCATGGTCATGCCTGAGGGCGGGGTTCGTAACCGGTCAGGGACCAAATTCCTGGCAGAAACCAAGGTCAGCGCACAGAAGTCCCGACTTATTCCGTTCCAGTTCAGCACCGAGCAGACGTACGTGCTCGAGTTCGGTGTCGGCTACATCCGGTTTTACACCAATGGTGGACAACTGCTGAACGCAGGCCTGACCTATGAAATTGCCTCGCCCTACGTCGAAGCAGACCTGTACGCGCTGAACTACACCCAGTCGGCAGACGTGATGACGATCGTTCATCCCAACTACGCGCCAATGGAGCTCAAACGCTTCGGCCCGACCAACTGGACGCTGACCGCGATTACGTTTGTGCCGACCATTCAGCCGCCCA